ACAATTCTGTGAATTAACATCGCGTCTTCGATCAAAGTATATTGCTTGAATAATTTTCTTGCATTTTCTAAATAAGATTTTCCGTAAGGTAGATAATTTACGTCTCCAGTAAATCTAAAGTGAGCCATTTCGTAGTTATCGAACCAAATTCCTGGATCTTGGTTATTGTACGCTGAAGTGTAACCTGTGGTTGCTCCTAGCGCAGCATTGGGATCGAACTTAAATCTTACCTCGTTTGGATTGTGGGGATTGAAACCTTCCTGTCTAACGATGTTGTAAGCAGAAAAAGGAACTACGTTATAGATTCCAAAGTTCTCAGATATTTCCATTTTTAAATAGAAGTCACCGTACTTACACATGTTTCTAACCCAACCCCAAAGATTGAATTCTATGTTTAACACAGAATAAAATAATTGCTCCAATAAATTTTGTATATTTTCGTCAGCCGAAGTTATGTGTAATAATGTACCGTATTCGTCTTTTAAAGTACACTCATCGGCAATAATGTCCAATGCTGAAGAGATGATCGCATCAGTATCCATCGCATCGTAATCAGCGTATATTTGTACACGAGCAGATTGGTAGTTTTGCGCTAAGTTTAAATTAACACCGTAAGCAGTCGATGTAGTGTATACTTTATGGAACCTATCTATCAAAGAATTGGTCTGTATAACACCGTTAGTTTGAATGTTGTCAGGATCCATTACAGTAAGACTACTACCGCCTTTGGATCCAGTATTTCTTATGATCACATCGGTAGAGAATAATCTCCTAAGCGATGCGAATATGTTATCTTTTTTAATTTCTGCTTGCGCCATAATATTTTTTTATTTTATCCTAATAACCAAGTTAGATCTTGTACGTAATCTCCGCCTGGGGCAGATACGTTCATGTTCCAAGGATTTTGCGTGTTTGTACTATTAGAATTATAGAATCCCATGTCAGACGAACTCTTACCTATGTTATTCATTACAGATACTGTCAAACTGTCAGCAGCTTTTTTGTATCTAACCGAAGTCTCTCTTAAAAACATCGCAATCGCAAAGGACATTACTAAGTCATCGTTGTAACCCTGCATGGCCTGTTGCTTACCGTTCTTCCATATAAATACTCTTAACTCGTCCAATAATCTTATTGATCTAAAAACCACCTGTTTATTTTCTATGAAATCGCGCATCTTCTCTATGACGTTAAGTCTTATCTTAGTCGCCATAGTAAAACCTGGAACTAACGTGTTATTTCCGTTGTGAACAGATAGGTAAGTTTGAAAGTCAGCGCTGTTATCAGCTCTATGACTGTAGTGCATGTTGTTGTATCCACTTTCTAGTACAGATTGAATTACGTCCCATCCGATATTGGCGTTTTCTATCACTAATAGCGCTCGATTGTATTTGGTGGCAATTGAAATCAACTCGTTGGCAAAGTATCTAGTGTCCACTTGGGCTTTGTATTCTGCAACTTGCGTTAAAGTGTCTACGTCTATCACGTGATACGCAGAATAGTCCATCCCGTCTCCTCTGGCAACGTCGGCAACCACCATGTAATATCTCATAGGATCTGGATATTCCCACACCCATAGAGCTCTGTCGAGTCCCTCTCTATTAAGGGGTTCTTTTATGCAATTATCAGCGTACCAAGTCAATATTTCTGGTTCTATGACAGTGTTACCCGAAGTTGCGAAATCGCAATCACACTCTTGTGCCGCCATTCTTACCCCAAGATCAACGTCCTGTTGCTTTCTCCATTCTATGTCCCTTTCAGGGTGTACAGTCCAAGGCAAAGATATGGGTAAAAAATTATTTTCTTGCTTTTGGGCTTTAGTGTAAGTGTTGTGAAACCAGTTACCAACACCGTTAGGAGTAGATAGCGCTATACAACCACCCCCTGTGGCCAAGGTCATTTTAGCGGCTGTGTAAATTGTTTCAATGTTATCAATGAATGCGGCCTCATCTATTACTAATAAAGATACAGCTTCAGAACGGCCTGCGTCTCCAGCTGCGGATACAGCTTTAATTTGAGAACCGTTGGTCAATTTAAGACTGAGTTGGTTATTTGACACGGACTTCGTAATTTTTCTCATCCATTCAGGTAAATTATCGTAAGCGAATCTTACTTTGGTTACCATGTTTTTGGCCGTGTCTTGTTTGGTCGCGATTACAAGTACGTTTTTATCCCTTTGAAACATCATAAGCCACAAAGAGTACGCGGATACCAACGTAGAAATCCCCAACTGTCTTGATTTGTTGATAACAGAATCCGGATATTTTTGGAAAAGCTTCAATACTTTTTCTTGGAATGGATAAAGATCGAACATTTGTCGACCCCTTTGTGGGTGTTGGATCATGTAATACTTCTTCATGAAGTACACAGGATCTGTGGCACACTTTACGTACTCCTCTTTAATCTTCTCTTGTATGTTTATTCCTTCGGCTGGCATATTATTTGTGAGTTACGGCCAAAGCTATTACTGCCGCTCCTAAAACAAAAGTTTTTACTTTTTGAAATTTTATAGATCTATCTGTTCTTTTTAAATCGTTCTTTAATCCAGCGATTTGAATCTTATAATTTTCCTGTTGTTGAACTTGGTTTTTTATTACAGACTGATAATTTGTCTCTTTAGACCTTAACGTAGTAATAATTCCGTCTTTAGTGTTAATTATTTGATCTTGAACATTTACTAAACTATCCGTATGAAATAGCACAGTTTTAGTTTTGTCAAGTTCCAATACGTCAATGACTACTGCTTTTGATACAGGTAATGGTAAATGAGTTGTGTCTATTGAATATTGTTTGTATGACGACGTGTATCTGTTAATGAAAAAACTATCAACTTGCGTTGGAGTATACGCATTAACTTTTTCTATGTGAGAATTGTCCTTTTTTATTTCTTCAATAGTATTTTTAAGATCTTTTGCTTGCACAGTAAGTTGAGTATTGTACACTTCTAACTGCTGTTCTTTTACGTCCAAAGAATCGTTTTCCCTAAACAGAGAATCGTTTTCTTTTTGTAAAGAATCTATTTTTGCATCGTAAGGTTTAGTATCAAATCTTTTATGCGGCGCAAAATAATCGTATAACAAAAAAGCAAGTATAACCGATATTATAGCTATAACAATAGTTTTTTTCATGAAAATTTATTTATTATAAATATGTTATTACTCTTGATCGTTGTTGGAGACTCTTTTTGTCTTCTTGTAATACGTAATCGCCTTTTCCCATGAAGATTGGGTGTGTTTTAGACCATAAATGTAATATTCTTGTCTACCGTCTGCGTAGGTCCAAGCAGCTTCGTGTATTGAATGTGGTTTTGGATTTTCTCCTTGTAATTCTACTAAATGAACTGTATCTCCTTGGGTTGTGGTGATAGTTCTGTATTGTGGGTTGTTTGACATTGTAACTTATTTAGACAAATATAATCCGATCTTTTGACAGGGCACAATTTATCTTTTATGTAAATTAAAATATTACTAAACTAAAGAAAATGCTAATTTAGAATTGGTAGGATTATAAGAAGATACGTTAGTAGCAAATTTAAAATTAGCGCTAGAAAAATTCCTTAATTTAAAAGTAGCAGAATTTTTACCTAAATTAAAATCCAAATATATTTGTTTAACTTCAACTTTAGAAAGAATTTCTTTTAACGCTTTTACATATTTAGAATCGGCATTTAATTCATCCGCAACACTGTACGCTAAAGGCGATAGTATTAATCCGTAATAAGTATTACCCAATTTGTCCCAATCAAGACCTTCTTTTTTTGGACTTCTTCCTATAGTTTCATAGAAAGATCTAAATTTAGACATTAAAATTTTAGTTTTTTGCTCTTTGGATTTGTCTTTAAACATTCTGACCAATTCATCATTTATAAATTGAGCTGTAATTTCTTTTGGTGCAACTTTTAAAGCTGATGCTAAAGCATTTAAACCTTTCGATTTAATTAATTTAGCCACGTTAATATAACTTTCAGCTGTATCGCTTTCAACAGCTGTTTGTAATATTTTATATAGTTTTAATTGGTCTGGATATTTTTCTAGGCTTTTGGGATTTATTCCTTTTATAACTTGTATTAGCGATGCGGCTGCTCCTTTTTGATATTTTGAAGATATACTATATCCGTCTAAAAAGAAATCTGCTAATGGATTGTTTCCACTTGGAAATTCAATACCTTGCCCTGCATCTTGTACGCTTTTCAACATTTCAATCGCACCAAGTATTTCACCAAAGTCTTTTCCAATAACGTTAAGATCTGCGGAACTAAAATTACCTAATAATTTTATTGTAGAAGGACTTAAAGTAATTACATCTTCATGCTCTTTTATATCGGAAACTTTTTTAAATTTAGTATGAGCGCCTTTTGCTATATCTTTAGTTGTTTCGCTTAAAGCTTTAATTAATTCAGCGTTTTTTATAACTTTAGATAATTGACTATTAGTATAAGACACTAATTGATTTTCGCTAGTAAAACTTTTTTTAGTGAGATTTAAGTTA